CCAGGAACGACATCGCCCAGTTGATGAATCGCAATTCTCCGATCCCCGGGCGGATCAAGGAGATAGGCCAGGAGTAGCCGGGCTTGCCGTGCCACCCGAGCAAGGTGAACGGCCAACCGTTCGGCTCCGCCCAGAAGGGAATTGGCCACTGTGAGTTCATGAACATCGTCGGCGGCACGCCGGTTTCGTCCACCTCTTCAGCCAACATGGCCGGCGGGACATTCAGGGGGAAGTCCACTCCCTCGGCGACGACGATGTAGCAGTTCGGACCAAGGGCGTCGAACTTGCCTCGCAGATCCTTGTCGGCGTCCTTGAGCCGGTCGCCGAAGCCTGTCTTGGAGTAAATCTCCCAGTAGCAGATCAGGTCGTTGGTCTTGCCGGTCTTTCGCTTGTACTCATACCCGCGCTCGCCCTCATCCGCACGCTCGGAGTACGACTCCAGATGCCCCTTGAGGTCGTCTCGGGACACGCCGAACTTGGCGGCTACCTCGTCAACTGGCTGAACCCTGCGACGGGCGGCCCAGCGGATGTCCTCAAACTCATCGGCGTCAGGATCCCAGACAAGGTTGTCGATTGAGTCAAAGAACGAGCCGGCCAGCTTGGTGTTCGCCCCGGGGGGCGTGTACAGCTCATGCCACCACACTGAGGCGCCCTTGATGAACGCCTCCTCAACCACCTTCCGCGAGTGCCGCTTGAGATCCAGCTCGTTCGGGGTGTAGTTCAGGTAGTCCTCAAGGAGCTTGCTGACGACCTTCCGGCGCTCCTGCATGAACTGCTGCTGCTGGACGGCCTGCTGGTATGCCATGACCTGGGGGTCGGGCATCATCACCGGCTGGCCGTCTGGGCCGATGACGGGCCCGTTGGGCCCCATCTGGGGAACAGGAGGCCCGGGATTCACTCCCAAGAGCGCAGGGCCAACCATCGGATAGTCCCGCGGGTTTACCGTCCGAGCCGGGTTCCGGTGGTGGATCACCGCGGTGAAGAGACGAACAGCCTCCCACACGCGGTTGACACTCATCCGGAACGCCGGCGCGTCCAGCCCACGGTTGTAGCCGCGTTCCCCTCGCGCGTAGGCGTCCTTCCACATCGCATCGGGGTCTGACGAATAAAACGCCATGGCCTCCGATGCGTCATCGTTGAAGGGCTTCTTGTGCTTCTCGGCCTGCTTGATGCACTCAAGCCACCGCTTCACAATCGGGCGCAGGGGATTGTCGTCGGCCATCAAAGTCTCCTACTGACCAATGCCCTTACTTGGCCTTTTTGGGGTCAATGGCCTCTAGCTTTCGCTCCAGCATGGCCACCTTCTCGGCCAAAATGGCCATCTTGGGGTCACGCGGCTTGGTTTCCCAGAAGCCAAAACGCTTCCAGTCGGGGAACTCGTTGACCCCGGGATCGGTGACATGGTGGACCGAGGACTTCTCAACCCCGCCCAGGCTCGGGGCGATCACCCAAATCGTCAGCGTCCGCGACGACACCTTGGTCACCACGCCGATGTTCGGCTCGGCGTCATGGTGGGGATAGAACAGAACCCACTCACCCAGCTCGGCAGACGGCATCTGATATTCGCTCATCGCGCTTTTCCTATTGGCCCCAAGATGACACAGGGATCCCTGGACTCACGCTGACGGCGTCGGCGGTCAGCCTGCCACTTCACCCACCAAGGCTCGGGGCCGTATGTCTTGGGGGGAGTGTGGTATTTCGGTTCGTAGGCGCAGAGGTACTCAAGCGTCTGGCAGGCATGGACCTCGCCCCTGGTCTGGGGCTCGTCGGTCACAAACACCTGCCCGTTGACGGTGGTCGTCTTCTTGCGGTAGCGGCGCATCTCGCGGAGAAGATTGGGGCACCCGCCGCTCAGGAAGCGGAGTTTAGTGGTCCCATCTCCGCGGATATGGAGCATCTGGCGAACGAGCGCAGTGCGGGCTGCGATGTCGTCGGAGCCCGGGATGAAGTTCGTCCCGCCAATGTGAAACTTGAGCCCCCGCCTTTTCAGCTGCTCGGAGTACAGCTCATGGGGAAGCCGCCCAGACCCAAGGTCGCGGAGGGATCCGCCGTGCATGTCCAAGATGCCGCAGTGGATGTGCTGCTCTTGGGCTTTCTTCCAGAACTCTTCGCCCCAGATCAAGGCGTTGCAGTTGCGGATGTACAGCTCGTCGTAGACCAAGACGAACTTCTCGTCGGGCGGCACTGCGGCGAATATCGTCGCCATCACCGCATGGCCAGGGTCAATGGAGACATAACGAGTCCAGTTCGCCGGCACCCGCCCATCGGGGAGTTCCGACCGCTCCATGACATGCACGGAAGGGTTGAACGACGGGTACATGAGCGTGGATTCGGTGGTGAACTCGCCCTCGGCACGCATGCGGAGTTCGTCTTGGCCGAGAGACGACCAGCGTTCGATGTTCTTCTTCTTTTCCTCCTGGTCGATATGCGCGTTGTCCAAGAATCGCAGGACAAACTTTTTGATGATGGGGTTCTTCTTGCCCTCCTCCTCGGCGCGGTCGGCACGCTCGCACAACCCCAAGAGCGCGTCATTCTTCGACCACGGCATGGCCGACCACACAAATCGCCCCTTGCGGTCAGAGAGCCGGGCCTGCATTTCACCGATCCACCGCTCGTTGGAAACGTCCTCGTCTATATGGACAAGGTCGGCCTGGAAGCCCTGCGGCGGCTCACCCTCAGAGGAGAAGCAGTAGATCGTCCACCCGTTGGTCAGCTCGGCCTTGTTGAGGTAGCCGGCGTTCTTCTGCGTCCACGCCATGTCCTTGATCATTCGCGGCGGGATCAGTGGAGGGGCAGGCTTGGACTCCTTCTTTCGGGCCTCGTCCGTGCTGGGGTTGAATGCACGCCACTTGCCCGTGACCTCGTCTTTGATGATGCGGAACGCGCCGGCCTTGAAGAGCATGGGGTACACCACCATGCCGATGTGGGTCCAGCCCTTGCCGATGATCACCAAGTTCCCGCCCTCCTTCGGGTACTTGCCGTGAGGGTCTTGGCCGGTGGCGGCGCGTGCGTCCTCAATGAACGTACACGCAGACTTGCCGCTGCGGTTTCCGCCGATTACCAGTCGCTCTGATGCCATGCAGGCGTGGAACTCTTCTTGCTTTGGCATGGGAACCCACAGACGCAATGCCTCTAGGCGACGTTCGGCCAGTTCGGCCTGAACGTCCTTCATCTGCGACAGAGCGTGCTGCGTAAGCCCGGCGACCGGGGCTTCAGGCACTGGCGGCGGCGGGATCTTGGGGTGTCGCTTTCTCATACTCGCCGCAGCTATCCATGTGCGGGGTCACTGGGTAGGCGCACGTGTTCTCGTTCAGCCAGCTCGGCGGGAACCTCTTGCACAGGCCGATCCCCGCTTCCTGCATCTCCTTTTTCGGCTGGTGCCACCAGCGGTAGGTTTCGCACTTCATCAACCACCTCTACTTTCTGCATGGTCATGGCGGCCTCCAAGACTTGCCGCCGCAGTTCAGCCTCAAGCTCCTCTTCGCTCATCAGCTCAAGCGGCTTCTTGGCGCCGCCCATAGCCGTGTTGCCGACGATGAGCCGGACAACGGAATCAAGCATCTTGGTCCGGAACGCACCACCAACAGGAGCGTCGTAGTACTGCTTCATGTACATGTTCGCGAACCCGCGAACGCCACCGGAGTACTCCATCAGGCACTCCAGCAGCTCGGACGAGTGGGGGATGTTGGCCCCGCCGATCCGCGCCGCGGCAATGAACAGATCGACCGCCCCGCGCTCAATCTCCTCCAGCTTCTTGTTCCGCTTTCCCTTGCGGTCTTGGCGGATCTTCTTGTTGCGGCACTTCCGGCACCGAGAGTGCAGGCCGTCCTTGGCCTTGTGGAAGTTTGCCGTGGTGGCGGGAAGCGACGTCCCGCAGCTGATGCAGACCTTATAGTCGGACACGCCACACGTTGCCGGTGACTTCGGGCTTCAGGCCAGAGTCCGCCACGGCCTTCTTCACGGAGGGGAAGCAGTGGTAGTCATGCCCCGCCAAGATGTGCTTGGCCTTGGGCTTCCACGCTGCGATGTCCTTCATCACGGATTCGTAATCATGCTCGGCGTCGATGTAGACGATGTCGTACTGGCCGGGGATATGCTCTGCCACGCCGGGAGAGCGGCCAACGCGAGCGGTGATCGGGAGTCCTTGGGTGTTTCGCAAAAAGACCTGGAAGGGCGAACCCCGACTGCCGTCGTATCGCTTCGTACCAGCGTCGTTCTGGTTCCCTTCCCACGTATCCACGCAATAGACGCTGGCGGCGCCGGCCTTCACCATGACGGTGGCAGATAGCCCCGCCCAAGAGCCAACCTCAAGGACGGTCGGCGCCCGGTTGTGTTCTTGAATGAAGTCGCCAATCATCGCCTGCAGTGCAGCCTTGTCGGCGTCCGGAAGGTCCATCCCCATGTTGTCGAACTTGGCATCCTGCTTCAGTTCAACAAGCGTGGCGCCGGCTTCATAGTTGCATTCCCAGCAGTCCTTGAGCTTGGCGCTGACATCCTTGGCTTGGATGTACTGCGGCTTGCCCACGCACTTGGGCTTCCAGTGCCCGGCCCAGGCGTCCCAGTTGCAGTAGACCGGGTTGAAGCCCAGCTTCTGCGTGCCGACAAGCGAGACGTCCCGGGTCATGGTGACGTCCTCGGTCGATGCCTTGTCAGCCTGAAAGCGGTCCTTGAATTCGTAATAGAACCACGGCTTGTCCTGATCGTCTTTCGGTTCCGTAAGCTCAAAGACCCGCATGTCGTACATGATCAGACCGGTCGGCAGAGCAGCGCATTCCTGAATTCCCGACATCTTCACGGCCGTGTGTCGGTCGTACATCTCCAGCTGGAAGTCGGGATTCGGGTGGCCGGTCTGGATGTTCTGCCACCGGAACACGTACACGCACTCCACCGGGGGAGGCCCGCAGTACGGAACGCCAATGATGCACGGGCCCTTGTGGTAGTGGTCCACCAAGAAATCGAACGACGACTGGAAGAACGGCTTGGCGTCGGGCTGGCCGGCGTTGATGTCCGGCTTCATGTCCGAGTCGATCATCACCAAGACATCCACGCCAAACTCCCGGGCCTGCAGGACGGCCCGGTTTCTGGTCATGGTGATCGGCGTGTCCGCGAGGTTCCAGACGCGGATCTGGTCAACCCTCGGGTCGCGGGACAGCTCCACAACCAGTGGCGTCATCCATTCCCGTATGTCAGGGACTTCGGAGGAGATGCCGCCGTTGCCGCCGTAGGAGAAAGTCACAAAGCCGACGTTGAACTTCTGCTGCATAGTACACCTCGGGGGGAGTGTGTAGTGTACGAAAGTACACTCTGTTTGTCAACGACGACGCCGGCCGCTCACTCGCCTGGAGTAGTCGTTGGCCTCGTTCTGGTTGAAGCCGCCCATCATCAAGTACGCACGCCGGTTTTCCTGCGACATATTGCCAACCGCGCGCTGCGCCTCTGGGCCAAGCCAGTTGTTCCTGTTCGCCGCGTTGTATGCCTCGGTCGCCCGGCGACCAACGGGCTCGCCCCTCTTCGCAGCCTCTTCACGCACCTGCCGGGAAGCCTGCTGCGGGTCTTGGTACTGCCACGCCGCGGGGTTCTCAAACGCGGCCTGCACATCACGGTTGTTGGGGGCGGTTGGGCGAGATGGCGCCGGCGGCTGGCTGCGAGGATCTCCCGCGTAGGGCACGGGGCCGCTGCGGCTACGACCAGGAGTCGCGGCTACCTCGTTCGGTGCGGCAAGTCCACCGTCAGGGCGCATGGGCCAGTTGCCACTGCCGACGCCCTTGGGGTTTGGCGCCGGCGCGACGCCCGGCAGCATGCCGTACCCGTCTTCCACCGTTCCGCCAGGGAAGTAAGCCGGCGGCTGATACGCCGGCTGGGTGGGGCGGTACGGTGCCCCCTGAGACGGAGGAGCGCCCATGCCGTACCCGTCGTTCATCGTTCCGCCGGGGTAGTAGGCGGGCTGCTGAAAGCCGCCGAACTGGCTGTTGAACCTTGCGATCAGACTGTCGCCATACTCCGGTGACATGGACGGAGCGCCCCCGGCAAGGCCAGCCTGCTGCATGGCAAGCTGGTAGTCAATTCCCGGCGTCATCCCAGCGGCAGGGTTCGTCGGTCCTCCGGAATTGAAGGCGATCTGGTTCTGCATCCGCTGCTGGTTGATCTGGTTAACGAACGCATCCCGCTCCGCAAACGGGTCCATGCTTGGCCCCCACGGAGTCTGGGCCGGCGCCATCTGGAACGGCGGCGGCTGCATGGGGGAGATCCGCTCATTGGCCCCCTGCGGAGCTGACCAGCCGGGCGTGGCCTGCCCAGTGCGTTCGTTGAAGTAAGGCGTGCCACCTGCGTACACGGTGTCGCCGCCGAGCTGCTGGCCACCCCTCGGCGCACGCACCCATCCGCTTCCGTCCACGGGCTGGATGTTTGAGGATCCCGTCTGGGTGGTCTGGCCGGTCTGGGGGTTGTACCAGTTGGTCATTACTGCCGCGCCGAAATCGCCAACCTGCCGAAAGTCGGACTTCGGGGAGCGGGGGGGGCTCGGCTGCTGGCCATACTGTGGCCGCTCGTTCGCGTTCGGCGTGTACGCCTGATAGGGCGTGCCCTGCGACTGCTGCTGCGGCTGCGCTTGGCCGGGCTTGTATTGGTTCATGGAGGGCTGCTGCGCGCCGTAGGTGTTCTGCGTCGGCCTGTTGGCCGTTGGCCGCATCATGGACGTCATCGGTCCTCCTGTTCCGTGGTGAGCGAGTCGGTGCCCATGCCAAAGCCTGTCAGCATTCGCAGGCGGGCCATGTCTGGCATGGCCTCGTCCATACGCGCCTCGGCAATGAGCTGCCGCAGGAAGTCAAGGTTTTGGATTGCTGGTTCCATATACAGAAAACGCCGCTGACAGGTTGCCCCGCCAGCGGCGTCCCCCGATTGCCCGCGAGGGGCAAAATATCAGGTGCCGATCAGGCCGTAGTTCTGAAGGGCAGTTTTCAAGGTTGCAAAGTCCGTCACGGCCGCACTGGTCGCCCGGGTCGAACCCGTGCCACCAAAGAACGCCAGAGTCCCTCCAGTCACACCCAGCCGAAGCGTAGTCGCCCCAACCGTCAGCGCGCTAGAGGTGCCCGTGGTGTGCCGGACGACATTGCCGATCTCATTGCCGGCCTGCTCATCAGCAAGGCCGATAATGATCTTCTGTCGAACGGAATCGTCCGCTGCCATTTAGTTGCCCCCTCAAATCTGGACGACGTTGGCGAAGATGCTGACGTTGTTGGTGGTGCCCGACACCACCCGTCCGATTCGACCGACCTGCGGGGCGACGGTCACGCTGACCGTAGCACCGTAGCCGCCGGTGCCCGCCGAGTCCGTGGCGTTGGTGATGTTAGCCGTGGCAGCAGCCACAACATCGCCCACGGCCACGGTCTGGCCGACAAGCAGCTCGGTCGGACCCTGCACCGTCACCCAGAACACATCGTTCGGGGCCACGCCAGTCGATGGCAGGAACTCATCCACAACGCCGGCCACCACATCGTTGGTCAGCCGCGTGTAGCCACTGACAGCGGTGAAGCTGCCAGCCGCGAACGCGACCGCACGCTTGCCAAGCAAGGTAGCGCCCGAGCTGTTGCGGACTGCGATGCAGGTCTTCAGCCGATTGCTGCGGACCTGACCAGTTCGCGGATTGACGTCAGGGAAGGTCTTGATTTCCCCGACAATGCCCGTGCCGTCAGAAGCGGACGAAACCCCAAGGGTCTGCCCAAGTGCGAACGGCGGATCATCAAAGAGACTCATCTGTCAGTACCTCGCTTTCAAACAACGATCTTGAAGAAGTTACGCGGCGACTTGAACTTCAGGTTGCCGAGGGTCGAAACCACGTAGCGGAATTGCTGCGTCAGCTCGTCGTAAAACGGTCCCTCGCTCACCATGAGCTGGTTTTCCATGCACAGGAGTTCGATGTTGCCAACGGCAAGACCGTAGCCCGTGTTCGCGGGGACAGAATTTTCCCCCGAAATCTCCACCCCGTCCAGCTCAAACACATCGGTGAAGCCGTAGCTCCGGAGGCCGTTGGTGCGGCTGACGATCACCCGCTCCTTGGCATCCAGGGCGTTGAGGAAGTCGATGTACAGGCGCCGGTCGAACAGCACCATGTCCACCTGATCTTCCTTGCTGTCGTTCCGGCGAGTCTGATGGATCGCCTCGCGCACAGCCTTCACGCAGTTGCTGGACCAGCTCGTTCCACCGAAGTAGGACGAGTCGGCGTTCACAATGACAGGGCTGAAGAAATCGAACTCCGGATCGGCGTTGCCGTTGGGCCAAGAGCCCACGGTCGGAGCCGAGCCGCCGTACGCACCCAGGACGGTCGAAAGACCGGCGTAGGTGTCGTTCGGGTAGAAGAACGGATCCGCGCCGTCAGCCGTCCGGCCCGTGGCCGCGGTGTTGACGTTGATCGTCTGGGTCGCGCCCATGAACGACTCAATGCCGTGGAACCGCAGCTCGTTGCCCGACGCATAACCGTCAACGATCCATTCCTTGGCAAGGTACTGCTCCATGCTGGTGAGCAGACGGTTCGACATCTTGCCGGCCACGTTGATGAGAGCCTGGGCCGAGCGGTTCTCAAGCATCTCACGCTTGTAGATCGCGTCCGTGACCTGCGCGCCACGGTACTCCAGCTCGGCCTTCTTCCAGAGATTCTCGCGAGCGAACGACCGCGGAGTCTCACCATTGTTACCGCTCGGGTTATGGTTTCTGTACTGGATCTCCCAGTCGAAACCGCGCCCACTCATGTTGGTGCGGATCTGGCCGGCGCCCTCAAGCGCGGCAAAGAACTTGTACTTCCGCAACGACGCAATCTCTTCTTCGCGAAGATGGTTGACAATCGTCGTTGCAATAGAACGAGCCCAATCGACACTGCTACTCATCAGATGACTCCATCATTTACGAGTTGGCCGCGAAGCCTGTCCTCAAAACTCATCCTCTGGCGCGGTGCCCGAGGCTCTGTGGTTCCGGCACTACGGTTCGGGGTTCGGGTGGCGCGCTCCCGCAGGAACTCCATGTTCGACTGCGCGACCGGGTCGGCTGGGATCTGCTGCGGCACCATGGGCTGCTGCTGCATCGGTGGCATCGGCTGCGCCATCTGCGCGTGCATCTGGCGGTAGCGCAGATCCAGAAGATCGCGCTGCAGCATGCCAGTGGCGTATTTCCAGCGGGCCTCGGGCGAGGTGATCCCGATCTCGGAAGCCTGCTGGATGTACGCCTGAATCGCCTGACCTTCGCGGGAGATTTGCCCGTTCTGGTCGTACAGCCAGTCTGAGTTCTGACGCTCAAGATCCTGAACGTAGTTGCTGGCCTTGTACTGGCCGAGCTGCTTCTCAACCAGCTCCTGAGCCTTCTGCATAGCCACTTCTTCGATGAAGGGCTTCAGCGTGTTCTCAGGGTCCGTGACGAACTTGCGGGCGAAGTTCGCGGTGTAGTCCTGGTAGGCCCGCAGCTTCTCCTGCACGGAGAGCGGGGCATTGGGGTCGATGACCTCCTTGCCCGTCTGGGGGTCGCGGACGATGTAGGACTTGTAGGACTCTTCGACCTGCGGGGGATTCCACCACTTCGGCTTCTCGGCCGGCGCGGGCTGCGAAGCCTTGGCCTGCTCCTGCTGCCACTGGCGGAACGCCTGCTCGTTGCGAAGGTATTCGTTGGCGTAGGGGACGACCTGCTGGTACTGCTGCAGGGCGCGCTGGGCTTCCTGGTAGCCGTTGAAGGAACGGTACAGGTTCTGGGCGATGGCCAGATCGTCCTGCCCTTGGAACTCGGGCAGGTGCCGGAACGCTTCGTAGGGGGTGGAAAAACCAGACGAAGAGTCGCCGGTTCCCTGCGGGGCCGCAGACTCAATCGGGGTGTCCGAAACGGGGGCTTCGGCGACTGCGGATTCGTTGAGTGTTTCGTCTGACATTGCTGGTTTCACCTCGGGGGAAAGGCTCTACCAGACCAATGCACAGGCATGGGCGTTTTTGTTACGGGGGCGCTGCTGGGTGTTACAAAACCTAGGCACTTGTGCGCAACGACCGAGGATTCGTAACACCTAACGGGACTGCCGACCGAGACGGTCGATCATGGCATCGCGAGCCGGGTTAGGCATTACTGGTTCGACAGCCTTTTGATTAGCTCGTCGGCCTGCTGCTCCGCTTGGTAATCGCCGAGTTCACCCATGCCTGCGACGAAGAGGTCTGGCCCCAGCTCAACGCCGGCATGGACTGCAGCAGCCCCTAGCCGACCAGCCTTGACCGCCGAGAGGAATGGGCCGACGCTTGGCGGGACGGGATTCAAGAAGGCGTCAGTGAGCATGCCTGCCCAGCGTGCCGGCCGGCGGGGGATGCCTCCACGCATGAAGAACTGCATGCCGTCGTCGGCGGAGCCTGTTCCCTTTTGGGGGTCGCCAAGCTGCGAAAGCAGAAGGGCCTCGCCCGCCGCGCGCTCGTAGGGATTCCAGTTCATATCGGCAGGATCATGGGCGTACTTCGCGCCATAGGCAGCGGTCTTCCAGTCTTGGTCTTGGACAGTCTCCCTGGTGATGTCGGCGTCCTTCCACGCAGAGGTTCCTCCGTCCACGCCAGCAATCGCCTGGACTGGAGCGGTGAACGTGTTCCATGCGTTGTGGAGGTTCTGCATGGCGTTCTTGTTCTTGCCGTCCCCCCAGCCAAGCTCGGCCGTCGCGTACACGGTCCTCGGAAGTGACTGCATCCACGTTGCTGCCGTGTGCAGGGGAGAGCCTGGGCCAAGGACGCCAACCGATTCCCGCATGCTGCCAAGCTCGTCGCGGAACCCGGCGTCGGTCGCCACGGAGCCTGCGTTGGTGGCGTAGTTCATCATCGCCTTGCGGGGCTCTTCCGGCAGAACCTGCCACGCCTCTGGCTCCACCCCAGGCTCCGATGGAACGCCATAGGACGCGAGCATCTTCTCCAAGTAATGACGACGGCGGGCGTCCATTTCGATGCGTGCGCGATCCTTCGGCCTCGTTCTGATCTCTGGGAATCCGAGATTGGTGCGGGCACGCGCTTCCGCCTGCAGGTCCACCGGCATCTTGTCCGTCTCTTCGATCAGAGCGCGGATGTACGAACCCGGGTTGGTTCGCGGATTGAATCCCTGCGTCCCCGGTGTGTAGGCGTCAGGGAGCTTGAGGGATTCCAGGGCGCGCTGCTGGGCGGCACGCTCTTGGTCGGGGATGTTGCGGGCTTGCCACTGCCAGAATGATTCGGCCACTCACCAGCTCCAGTTACACGCCATCGCTATTGGCCACACGCTCCAAGACCAGTTACATGACCAATACCCGGGCTTCAGCTTGTCGGTCTTCTCAGAACAATTGTGCCTCGCCTTGAAGTTGTCGCGCCGGCCCTCATCCCCGTGGCCGCGATCCGACGAGCCTTCCTTGTAGTGTTCCATGGAAGCGTCACCGAAACGGACGATGCGTTCCTCGTCGCCTACCTTGGCGCGAACGACAAACTTCTTGCCGCCCTGCACATCTCGCACGGGGCGGTTGGGAATGAGCTTGCGGATCTTGTCACCATCGCTGTCCACTGACCTTCCTCCACTGTTTCTGGTCTGGGTAGTCCTTGTCGCCCGGCTTGGCGGGAGGTTCTCCGCGCTCACGCTTGGCGCGGATGTTGTCCCAGAGGCCACGCTTCAGCTGGCGGATCTTGTCGCCTTCAGAGTCCATTACTCCTCCCCCATGGCTGCGCCGGCCGCTATCGGAGCCAGGAGGCCGTACTTGCGGAGGATGCGGATGGAGTCTTCGGTGCCGGGGAACATCACGTAGTTGCTCGTTCCAAATCCGTCCCTGCGAGAAATGCCATCCAAATACCGAGTGCCGGGAATGCCGTGTTGGACGGCCGTGCGAACGGCTTGCTGCGGCCCAGCCTCTAGCTCAAAGTTTTTCCAAGACTCCAACAGGGGACGCCCCGACGCCAAGGCGTTGCGTTGCCGCAGCGGAAGCGATTTTCGCATTTGATCCAGACGGTCTTGCACATCTGGCATTTGGCCTCGCAAGTCCTTGTCCAAGTCCAAAAGAGCGCTCTCGGGGTGTTCTATTTCCACCTCGTACATGCGGCCCGGGTTAGGCGGCAGGGAGCGGATGCGATGCTGGACATCCTGATGCCTTGCATGCGCCTCATCAAGCAGGGAGTTAATCTTGGCAAACTCCGCTGCATCGCTTGTTTGCGCCCGCACCGTGGCGAGGCGTCGAATCTCTTGAATTACTGCCTGCAACTCGTTGCCAAGTTCCTCGCCGCCCTGTGGGTCCACCAGCCCCTTCAGTCGCTCCCGATAGTCGCGAGACACCTTTTCGTTTCCAGCGAAGTACAGCCCATGGCCATAAGCCTGCGATCCCTCCCCAGTACCTATCTTGCTGGCGTCGAATCGGTCGAAGTCATACGGGCTACCGTGGTACGCCCTGATGTACTGCGACTCTGGGGCTGATCGACTGACAGCAGCCAGGACGTCGCTGAGACGGGACGGGTTAGCCATCAGTAGTCTTCCCGCTCCTCAAAGAGGAACCAGAGCGGGTTGTCATCCATTGAGTAGGGATCGGATGATGGCACCTTCCTGCTCCTGCTGCCTGAGCTTAGAGGCCATCATGGCCATTTCCTTCTCATGCTCCATGCGGCGCTGTTCCCGCATCTGCGCCAGCCTGGAATCATGCTCGCGCTGGAAGGCACCAGACACCTGATTGGCCATGCCCTGGAGAGCCTGCCCCTGCTGGCCTGCAACGCCAGCGGCAATGGCCGCTACGCCAGGAATACCGCTCGGCTGGCCCTTGGCCTTCTCCATGTCAGCCCGGTAGCGCCGCATGCGCTCGGCCTTGACACGGTCTTCTTCCGATTCACCACCGAAAAGGGCATCTAGGTCAAACATGTGTCACCTCACTTACTATTGGCCTTCCGAGCTTTTTTGACAGCCAACTTGACAACCTGCCGCGCTATCAAATCCGAGAACGGCACCAAGAGCTTCCGGCGTTCATGTTCTTCCCTGAGCCACCGGACGATTGTTTCCATGTTCTCCAGGCACCAGTCACAGCCCATGCGGTCCATGTAACGGGCACGCTTGGCACACTTGCAGCCCTTTTCGGGCTTGATACCAAGCAGAGACAAGAGCTTCTTCAGCTCGGCGCCTGGGCCGCCAGCGTGGTAACTCAACATCCGCTGCTGGGAAATCCCCAAGTCCTCGGCCGTAACGCCTACCCGACCGCTCTGAATGTGGTCGTACTTGCCGGGGAACTTCTTGTGCAGGATGCGGACGTCAACGTAAATCACGGGCACACCAACGGATCGTCGTTGGTAAAGTACGGCAGAGAGTCAACGAAGGGGAAACACTCGCCGTCACAGCACTTGCCGGGCCCAGAATCGATCACCACCGTCCCGCAGTCGCCGTCTTCCGCGTATGGCAGACCCCACGCCGCGGCGTCGTCAAAGTTGTCGAAGTACGCCAGAAAGTACTCGGCCGGGCAATCGGGATCGTTCCAAGAAGACACCGAGGCGATGAAGTAGTAGCAGTCCTCGTCCAGTTCACACTCAGGTTCGCAGCAGCTGCACAGCGTCACGGGCGTCTCCCTGCTAGAGGCCCTGGAAGAGGGCCTAAAGACCAATGCCGCCACGCGGGTGTCTGTGGGCGGGTTGGAGGAAACGGCCGGGAAAACGCCACGTGGGGGCTAGAGGGGTGAAAAAAGTCGGGAGGGGAACGTGATGATGAGACGCTTCGGCTTGGGGGGGTTGGGGGTGTCTGAAACCCTGCGATTCGGCCGGGATAGAATCGGTCGCAAGTACTTGCGGCGCATAGACTTACGCTTTCCCGCAAGTCTACGCCGTCGAATCCGGCATTCCTTACGATCCCGTAAGGTTGCCTGGAGAGGCCCGAAACCGCCCCCGATCCATGTCGGAATGCATTCCCCCCCATGCGCATGAAAGGCCCGGGGAAGGATTGCTCCCGCCCCGGGCCCCTCGCGTCGGATTGTCCCCCGCGTCACTCCGCCGCGAAGCCGCAAGCCTCCCGCACCAGTTCCCGCACCCCGGGCAACCCGAGCCGCCTCGCCAGCCGATAGGCTTTGCGGGAGTGTACGGGTGTCTTCGCGATCCGCTCGCACGCAACCGCGACCGATTCGGGTGTTGGATTGCATCGCTCCCGCAATCGCTCCCGCATTGCCAGTTCCGCGGCGCAGGCCCGTGCCACACTCACCTTGACCGGGTTCCCAGCACTATCCCGGGGAACCCGTTTCCCCCGGGCCTGACGGCGTTGCCCGGTGAAACCGTGCCAGTGCGACCTACGTGCATAGGCGCGAACGGAGTAGAAGGCCCGGGCATGGTCGCCCCGGGGGATCGCAAGCCTCCCCCAGTTCCGCCCCAGCCAGTGAGCATAAAACTGGCTGGCGGCTTCTTCCGCCGCATCCTCCGTCAACCCGTCCCGCAAAGCCGCAATCCTGAAACCCTCCCGCAGGGCGACATGCTGCGCCGGTGAAAGATCGGCGGGGCTGTAGGGTTGCATCGGGAACACGCAAGCGGAACCGATATCCTGAAAAGCCTTCATGGTCTTATCTCCGTTGGTTGCCCCCGGGTTCTCCCCCGGGCGGTTTGCTTACTATCGCATACATCGGCATGCGTTACTAGTCCCCTAAAACACGGCCAAAAGATTTTTCCAAAGATTTTTTTCGGGGTGGGGCAATCTTACTAGTGCAATGCGATGCCGCGGTGAGAGTTGTAAGACTCTCTCGCGGTGCGTGTTGTGAAACGATGCGTCTTCACTGGCATCAACTATGCCGCCAGCGTCCGCAGTGAAAAATCTTTCGGGATTTTTTGTGCGGTGAGGCAATGTAGTTGATGCGGTGACGATGATGCGGTGAGAGTAAACGGTTTACTTGATCCGCATGCGGGCAGTCGCGTGGAGGTGTCATGTCCAAGGAAGATCGTTCCTTGGTGATCATGGCGGCCTTGGCGGAACCGCTTCGTCTTCTCCGTGAGAAGGGCAGTGTTGCTGTTCCTTCTGACGAGCTGGCGATTCGGGCAGTCAAGGGGTGTCTGAACACCAAGACGGGTGCGTGGCGGGCTACCAAGCCTGCTGGCGATGAGGCCGGGTTGCTCTGGCAACTGGTCAAGTTCCACCGCTCGGGCGGCAGTCTTTACGGCTGGCCGTGGTTTGCAGACGAGCGGCTGCGTGATGAGTTGGACACGCTGGCAGTTGTGCTGCTCGGCGGGTCGCGTGCTGCCAGCGAATGGCAGCGTGTTCTGTCCTGACGGGATTCGATCCCGGGCAGGTGGCTGCGGCTAACGGGCGATTGCCCAGGTAAGTCCGAATGCTGCCTGCTCGGGTTCGGTTGCCGTTGTGGTAACCATTCACGGAGGTGCGTATGGTCGCAAGATCACGCACCGCCCGTCCGCTCGGTGTCATTCTGCACCGGGGCAGGTCTTCGTTCGACGGCTCGCCGTATGTGGTGATCATGCCACTCGGCAAGTCTTCTAATGCGAAGACCGGCAAGATGCTCCAGACCTACATCATTAGGTCGCATGTGCATCCTCTGGCGGCGGTGCAGTCCGGTGGCGACGTTGCGATCTGCAACGATTGCCCGATGCGTGGGCTGGTAGCTACGCAGAAGCGCAGGTCCAAGAAGAAGAAGAACTTCAGGGCCTGCTATGTCAACGTCGGCCAGGGCCCGACCATGGTGTACGGTGCGTTCAGGCGTGGCCGTTACGTGGACTACAACCCGGTCGAACATGATCAGTTCATCCGTGGCCGCAAGATTCGCTTCGGCACATACGGTGAGCCGGTCCTGATTCCGTTCGATCTGATGATGCATCTGGCCAGCCTGTCCGATGGCTGGACCGGGTACACCCATCAGTGGAGCAATCCGCTGTTCGGCGACTACCGGCAGCTGCTCATGGCGTCAGTCCATGGGCTCACCGGCCCGTGGTCGCGTGAGCATGCCAAGTCTCTCGGCTGGCGTACCTTCCGCACCATGCGTGGAGGCGAGCCGGCCGACGACGAGGTCTTGTGCCCAGCGAGCAAGGAGGCCGGTCACCGGCTGTCCTGTCTCACGTGCAATCTGTGCGACGGGGCTGGTCGCAGAAAGATCGGCCTGGATCTGGTTGATGTCTACATCCCCGGGCATGGTGGCAAGGCCGTGATGTCAGCGGTCGCCAACCTGCCCATCCTGCAAGCGTGAGGTGCGATGTGAGCAAACAGCCCGAATGGGAGTGCATTGCCAACATTGGCGATGCCAATCCCATCGACCATGGGGGCAAGTTCATCTTGGTCGATAAGACAGGGCGCTATGCCCCTGAGATGGAGGTGCTGGAGAAGGAATACAACCAGCGGAACAGCTGGATGGTGTGGCGGTTCATCATGGACCAGCACACCTACATCAACGGCGTGCTGTCCGCAAATCCGTACCATCCGGAGGATGCGGTGTGGTACGCGGATCAAATCGCGGACATCGCCAGGACATGCAGCAAGGAGCCGCAGGAGCTGATCGATGCCCTGTGTTCCGAGAATCCCCGAGAGCGGGCGGAAGGTTACTACTGCCTGTTTACCTGTTTGTCTGCGGACAACTTCGATTCCTATCCGCTCACCTTGGACCGGGAAGAGGTGGAAGATCGGTATGCCGACGAACCCTACAACGTGGAGGTGTGACATGCGGCGAATCGTAGATGCGTACTACTCCAACGACCTGAAGTGCTGGGTCCGTCTGGAGCGTGAGGCGGATGGCGAGTGGTGCCACACGCCCGGATATGCCAGCCGGGCAGAGGCGGTTGCGTCTCACTTGTTAACGGCTACGGCATTTGTGGCTCACTTTGGCGGTCAAAGTGCAACGCAATGGATTCACCCTTGTGACAAAGGAGGTGCCAAGTGCCCGAACTAACTGACCTGGAGCAGGGCAGATGCTTTGTCCTGCTCGCAGATGGCGAGACATGGGACACGGTACAGGATTGCGTGGTGCGGTTCTCCACCGCCAAGCAAGACGCAGAGCATGAGTGGGGTGACCGGATCGAAGGATACCGGGACATCTCCATCGAAGAACTGGTTCGACATTACCTTGCAACCAAGGGGTGAGACATGCCCGACGAGACTTACAACGGCTGGCCAAACTACGAAACATGGCTGGTCAACGTGTGGATGGACAATGAGGAGGCCGGGCAGCGGTTCTATGCCGAGCGTGCCCGTGAGGTGTATGCAGACGCCGAGCCGAGACACACCCTGACTCGCGAGGAGACGGCACGGATCGACTATGCCGACTGGCTCAAGGAACACGTGCATGAGAACAGGCCGGAACTGCCCGGCATGTACAGCGACCTGCTCGGAGCGGCGCTGGGGAGCGTGAAATGGGACCGACTTGCCCGACACTGGATCGATGCCGCCGTGGAGGTCGAAACCAATGAATGATGCTGACAAGGCAGAACTGTACAGGTTGGTGCGTGGGTGGGTGCTGACGCCTGGATACCCCGAGCGCAAGCATGTCATCGAATGCATTCAGGACGCTCATCTAGGCAGGCCAGATGGGTGGCTGGTGACGAACGACAATCAGTGGTTGTTCCGCCAGTACCGCAACTCTGTGTCACCAAATGCGGAGAAACTAGTGCGGGAGGCCGTGGCCTTCAAGGAGGTGGGCGATGCAGTTTGAACTTGTCAAAGGCGTGGAGTGGCCGCCGCATGTGCGGGAGTTCTATGCGGATTGGCTTAAGACTGCCGGCCTGAAACCCGATAGCCGCCGGTCGTTCGACCGATTCGTATCGCTCATGGAGGAACGCATGGGCGACTACCTGATGGACCAGTGCGCCGACTTCTCTGGCATGGGCCTTGTGAAACAGGAGGAATCCGATGCGACGAGTTGAAACCTACCGTGGATCCAAGGAGTTCGTCTTAGCCTTGGAGCCCGTGGACATGGAACACATGGGCCCAGTGTTTGAGCGTATCCGACATGAGTGGGCCGCCGAGTGGCAGGAACGCGGCAGCAGGGACGAGGGGTCATGCTGCCTCGGTGTCGGAATCTCGGTGTACTACCTGCCTCCAGGCAAGCGTAAGCCTGAGCGTAGGCAGGTCATCTCATGGACATGGACGCAGGGTGATCTGGAGGCAGATCGGACCCGCCACCTGCCGCTGGGAATGCTCGCAGAGCATGGCGTGCTGGGTGTGTATGACTGCGGGCGGATGGACTAGGGGGTGAAACGTGCTGGACAAGCAAGTGTTCGATGCCCTGTGCGACAGCCAGGATGGCGGGCAGGTGCTGACTCGGCGGCTGAAGGCGAAGCCCATCGAAGATCAGCATGAGTGGGGCGACGCCCTGAGCGATGTGGTTCTGGGCGTGTATCGGGATGCCGACGACCGCGACCAGCTCCTTACGCACCTGCGGTACTGCGTGCGGGAGTTGCAGTCGGCTGTTGATGCCGTCAGCAGACTGGAGGAATCCCATGCGTCTCGCTGAACTGAATGCGTTCATGGATCGGGTGAAACATGAGGACAACTACGGCGGCTGGGCCTGCAAGTACGGCCACAACGGCTGTTCGGATCGGCAGGGTGGCCGGTGTTCGGACGAGGCATGGCAGCAGCAGTGCAGCGACGAGTCCGACGAGGAGTACAACGAGCGAATGGAGGGCGAGTGATGCGTAAGGATATTGCGGACATGTGGGCGGATGCCCTGCGGTCTGGCGAATACCGTCAGACCACCCTGCAACTGCGGGATGTGGACGGTTACTGCTGCCTCGGCGTGCTGTGCGACCTGCACCGGCGTCTGACGGGAGAAGGCGAGTGGTCAAGTGACGGCTACTACAACACGGACGATGACACGGACGGCGTGATCCCGACGCCAGCCGTGGCCAAATGGGCCGGGTTGACGGATCGCTCGCCAACAGTCTCGTCGGACCTTGGCAGTGACCTCATCACTGCGTTGAACGACGACGAGGGGTACTCGTTTGAGGAACTGGCCGACATCATCGAAGCCCAGTGGGAGGATCTGTGATGTGCCCCATGTGTGACTGCTGCGAGGTGGCATGGGCCGCCCCGCTTGGTTCTCTCTGGCATGCCTGCTGCCGGGCATGTGGAATGCTGTACACGTTTACACCGGAGGAATGCGATGAACCTGTCGCAGATATCGGGTGACATGGCGACCGGGAGGGTGCGGGTTGTGAGCCTGAAAAGCATTGCCCCACTGCGTCTCCTGCGGTGCGACGGGCACGGCGGGCGGTGGCCTGTGCGATGGCACGTGGTCTACCCGGACGGCGAGATCAATCCTCTCGTCTGGACCGCTCGCCGGGATGCTGCATTCCAAGCGTCTGTTGCAGCGCCATTTCACCGCAATCGACCCGCGCAACACAAGGAGGTGTCCGATGTGGGCAGTGCGAACACGGAAGGAAATCCTGGCGACGTTCAATGACCGCTGGGAGGCGGAGGAATGGATGCGGACTTGGCGTTCCATCCATGGGGCAAGGTGTTACCTAGTGCGAACGGAGAACTGACATGAGCTTTCGACCGATGGTGAAGGTGGGCAACGAGTGGGCTGGTAACGGCGTGCGGTTCGCCACCAAGGAGGAGGCCGAGGCATCCGCCCTTGACCTGTCCCTGCGGTGGACGTTGGTGCTGGATCACAGGGCCGACGAGTCGGACGATGCGGTAAACTGTGCGTGGGATCCGAGCCGAGGCAACGTACATCTGGAGGTGGTCAATGCTTGAGAATCATTTCGCTGGACTGTATCGGCAGGTGCGACAAGCACTGGCAACCGGCAAGCGTAGTGCGGCGCATGCCGACATCCTTGCTGCCCACCTGCATGACAGGCCGCAGGGATTCATCACACGCGACAGCAGCGGTCTTGTGCGTCAGTACCGCAACAACGTGTCATGTGATCCGACGCATCTGATTGATGCCGCACTCGCTTATCAAGAGGAGGCCACCAATGCCAACGATTGAACTGACCGACGAGCAGGCCGAGGAGCTGCGGGATCTCTTGGCCGTGGAGGTGGGCAAGTACCCGCCGCATGATGCCAATGAAGACGACGAGAAGGCGTGGCTTGCCGACATGGTAGATGCCGACAAGATACAGGCCCGCCACCGTGCGTCTGTCCTGTCCGACATCCTTGAACTACTGGAGATTGCGTGATGACCTTTGAAGAATGGCAGGCAACCCGCAAGCGAGTCGCCCAAGCGGAGGTGCAGGGGAGTGTGCTGGAGAATCACTTCGGCTACGTGCCGGACGATGTGATCGGCGTGTACGAATATGACCCCGGCGTACTGGTCGCCCTCAACAACGGGCAGTACTTCACGCACATCGACCGCTCTGAATACACCGGCACGCTTGATGCCGTGGAGCGGCGACTGTGGGACGATTACGCGAAGCATGAGGTGGGATGATGCGTGTGCTGGACCTGTACTGCGGGGCCGGGATGGCGGGTGATGGATACAAGCAGGCCGGGTTCGATGTGGTGGGGTGGGATGTGCGGCATCAGCCGAGTTACCCCTATGAGTTCCACCGCGGCAGCGCCCTAGATGCCTTGGAAGATCGGGCCTACCTCCAGACGTTCGACCTGATCCATGCGTCCCCTCCATGCCAAGCCCACACCAGGGCAAAGCATCTGCGGGATGCACAGGGCGGCAAGTCCAAGTACGACGATCTGCTGACGCCCACCCTGGATCTGCTGCGGGACTGCGGTGTTCCGTGGGTGGTGGAGAATGTGGTCGGCGCACCAGGGATGGAGGGTGCTGTGATCGAATGCGGCTCGGCCTACGGGCTGAAGGTCCGCAGGCACCGCTTGTTCCTAGCGTCCTTCCCCCTGGTGGGCTCGGGCTGCAAGCACAAGGAGCAGGGCAAACCCATCGGCGTGTACCACGTAATGGGCGACACCTGCAAAGGCGTGTGCAAGAAGACTGGCAAGCTGGTGATCGGTGGCTCCACTGCACGCACCGTTGAGGAGGGGCGTGCCGCCATGGGGGTAGACCGTGCGATCACATGGAACGAACTGAAGGAAGGCTTCCCGCCTGCGTACACTCGTCACGTTGGCGAGCAGGCGTGGATGCATCTATACACACAGGCTATGTCCTGAGATGAGGAGGATGACTGATGCTTGCGAAAACACTAGGCGAGTTCCGCCGGGCCACGCAAGACATGGCTGACGATGCTCCGATACTCATAGCCTGGGCGGATGGGCATGAGCCTGAATCGCAGTTCGATCCTGCCGTAAGGCTGTTCGGCGTTCGGCGGCACATCCTGGCCGGGGTCGCATGCCCCGAAGTGTGTGTTGGCTTAGTTTCACTGGAAGACATCAACGAGGAGGATGACTGATGCCATACCATGACTCTGAATACCCCAGCATCATGCGAGGCAAGGACAAGCGTGAGTCGCAGCGATTGCTGGCTGCGGCACCGGCCATGCTGGCCGCCCTCCAGTTGTGCGTGGAGATGGAGACTCGCTGCGACGGGCGAGTCACCTGCTTCTGCGATGACCCCGAGATCGCTCGGCACGGCAGGTGCTACGTATGCACTGTGCGGAATGCCATTGCCAAAGCAGAAGGGAGGGAATGATGAACGACATCGTTGAAGAACTGCGCGCCGCCCACCGCCAATGGACGAGCGGCTCGCTTGGATGCAGCGACTGCGGCACCCATGAGAAGTGCCTTGGACAGCGGGCGGCCGATGTCATTGAGAAACTGCGTGGCTTGCTAACGCCCATTGGCACCGTCCCGAGCGACGGCGGAATAGGTTTCATTCCGTTCTCTACGGCTGTCGCCCAAGCCCTGGCCGTTGACATCTCTCGCGCATGCGACATCGACAAACCCGAAGGGAGGGAGTGATGCGATACCGAGTCACTGAAACACGCACGTACTACGTGGATTCTCCCAGCAGAGAGGCCGCGATGGTCGTCCTTGGCAAGGGGCGAGCCGAGAAGCAGATCGAACTGGAGGAATGCATTAAACCCGAGGAGGCAGGGTGCTATGGCGAGGATCGACGGATGGACTGACGCGAAGGTAGACTACTGCATCGCCCTGCTTGTGCAGGCCGAGCGGATTGTGCGGGAGGTGGAGCCTGATCTCTATGAAAAGATCAGGCGTTTTCTTTTGGAGGAGGCGTGATGTACCGAGCCTACGACATGATGACTGAATGGATGGGCCCTGCACGCGACACATTAGACGACGCCTTGGAGGACAAGGCTGCGCATGAAGATGGTTGCCGTCAGCAGGGGGGATGGTCGGATTGCATTATCGTACGGCCTGACCCTGACTGCGATGGACGATGCGTGACGATTGGCGGGCGTCCGGTGTGGCCGCCCCGCAGCAATACACACGGCACCGTGATATGGAGGTGAGTGATGGCTAGCATCCGCGGCCTGGAGTACAACGGTGATGGCGATCTCATCCGACTGCATGCCACCATCTATTGCGTTCCACCGAGAGGGTGGAGGTGCGAGGTTCTGGAAGAGGCTGCCGACCGCAGCCGAGCCGAGGCATACACCTACGGCGAGACGGCCGGGCTCACGTTGAAGATGGCCCAAGAGATTGCCAGCCGGTTTGTTACCGGCCGGAAGATTCCGAAGCGCCTGGAGTGGAGGTGAGTGATGGCTAAGAAGAAGACCGCGAAGCGGAAGTCGGACAGCGTTGCGTTCTCATACCCGCGTGTGTACACGCTGGTCCTGTACAACACGGGTGACAGCGATGCCGGATCGACATTCGGCACGCTGGAGCAGCTTGTGCAGGATGAGATCGACCGCATTGATCGCGGCGAGATCGATGACGGGCACCTCAAGTCGCTGCTTGTTATTCGCGAGCAGCTCATTGTGGAGTTCGACAAGGGGCGCTACGGACCAAGGGGGTGCGAGTGATGGCCAATGCCCGCAGGAAGATCAGCACACAGGAACGCAAGGGCCGCGATGCCTTGATGCGCGTCGTCAACTGGGTCCACATCCTGGTGATCAAGCGACTGCTGGATTCTGGGAAGACAACATCGCAGGTGGCCCTGCTGTACGACCGCCTCCAGCGTGAGGCTGGGCGGATTGCAATAGAGCATGCCATGCCCGACTGGCATTACGTTGACGAGAAGCAGGTTGCGCATCTGGTGTACCAATCCCTGATGAAGGAGGAATGATGACTGAAGACATGCAGATTCTTACGTGGTTCCTTGGCAGCGAGCCGGTCGGCTCCATGCTGAACTGGCCGGTGCTTCCACAGAAAGTGTGCGACTCCATCCGATCTATTCACACGGAGTCCAAGCGGGATCCCGCCGACGCCGACGCTATCTGCAAGGCGTGGGAGCAGTTCTCCGGTGCCGTTGGGCCGACGCTCATCGGCCGGCTGCTGGCATCCAACGATTGGCGTGAGTTTGTTCCTCTCGTTGAGGGGCACGGCGACGACTGGTGCAATGTGTGGTCAGACGACGACCGCCGAGTGGTGGCGCGTGTTGTGTACAGCGACGGGCTGGCCGTCAATGTTCGGTTTTCCGTTGAGTAAGGAGACTCTCCATGGACACGGATGTCCCGATGGTTCTTGAGTTGGTGGTTGTGATCCTGAGACTCGTACTGGAGGTGATTCGATGAGCCCTGTGGCAGACTTCGCCCTAGCGGTAGTTGGTATGATTCTCTTATTCACATGGCTGTCTTGGAGCCCATGATGGTCTACCTCTACGCACGTGTATCGACGGACAAGCAGGAGAACGGACGCGAGGCACAGGTGTCTCGCCTGGAACAGTGGGCCCAGCAGAACAGCCTTACCCCTGACGGGTTGTTCGTTGACGACGGCGTGTCGGCCTTCAGCGTCCCGCTCAGGGATCGCCCAGAGGGCAGGAAGCTCTGGGATCTGCTGGCACCAGGGGATACGGTCGTCATCACCAAGGTTGACCGTGCCTTCAGGTCTTGGCTGGATGCGGCCATGACCATTGAGACATGCCAGAAGCTGGGCATCAAGCTCCACGTTCTGGACATGCCGTTCGACATTGCCACCCCGCATGGCGAGTTCGGCCTGTCGATGGTCGTCGCCGCCGCTCGGCTGGAGTCTCGCCTCCACGGCCAGCGGAAGCGGGAGGTCTACCACCACAAGCGGGTGAGTGGCCTGCCCTACAACCAGCTCCGCCCGTTCGGCTGGGTGTCCACCAAGGGCAAGACCGGGAAGCTGGAGGGCTGGGCCGAGTGCGAAGAGGAACGAGAGATCGGGGCTCGCATCCTGCAACTGCGGGCCGATGGCATGAGCTACCCTAAGATCGCCCTCTACCTCTGCCGCGAAGGCGTGCGGAAGCCGCGTCGTCGGAAGGATTCATCCGGCTACTACCACGTGCAGGACGTCTTCCTTCTGGCACGTGCGGCTTCAGCCGGATATCCAATTGTTCCGCGAGAGTTCTGGCAAGGGCCCGACTACGAACAGAGGCTGCGCGAAGCGAAACTTCATGCCCCTCAGATATAGCCCGTAGAGTCTGGCCTTCAACGAACCTGTCCACGGCCAGCCGCTGCCACTCCTCGGGCAAATCTTGGATGGCCATGCCCAAGAAGTCTGGGCTCTCAAGCAGGGGAAGCATGACCTCGGCCTCCTCCAGGCTGACCTTGAACTCGCCGGGCTGTCTGGTCACCCGCTTGATGGACTTGTACATGGCATTCATTATCGCCCGTGCGAAGTACGCCTTGGGGTAGGGGAGGCGCTTCGGATCGTACGTGCGGGCGGCCTTGGTCAGGGCAAGGAATCCCTCGCCCTCCAGGTCAGGCAGCAGGACGGCCTTCTGCCACGCCGGCCGGGACTGGACGAAGAACTTGGCCAGCATCCTGGCCAGCGGCGTGTACTCAGCCGCTAGTTCTTGACGTTTTCTTGAGAGCTTCGATCTCTTTTGCATGTTCGTCTAGCCGATGCTCATGTTCCGTGAGCGCCTCGCGGAGTTCCTCAACGATCTCTGGCAGGGACTCCACGCTGTTGGCTATCACCGCCACCTTGGCGTGAATACTGAATGCCCACGGGACAATCGCACAGCCCGCCATCAGAGCGAACGTCCACATCTCCATCTCATTCGTCATCATCCGTCTCCCGAATCATCTTCACCAGGATAATGCAGGCGTATGGGTGAAGCCTGCCGTCTTCCAC